CATTGCGACAGGGGAGCGAGTTCCAAGGAAAGAATGAAAATGAAATTGGACAAGGGAATGCCAATCTCACTGAACGATCAAGTGAAGCATCCCGATCTGATGTGGCCAACACCCTCAAAAGGAATGTGGAAACAGGATGTGAACGACAACGGGAGGTACGCGAGGGACATCAAGAAGAAGGGATTCCAGGTGATGCTTCCAGCGGCAGTGAAACTGTGGCCGACACCGAGAGAGTTCATGTACAAGGACAGCACGACGGACAGGGGAAAAAGCAATCTTGGGGAGAAGGTTGGTGGGCAGTTGAACCCGAATTGGGTCGAGTGGCTCATGGGATACCAGACAGGGTACACAGACTTAAAGCTCTAGGAAATAGTTTAATTCCGGCCATCCCTTATTATTTAGGGCTGGCTATCTTAGAAAGCATGAAAGATGCATAGACACGTTATCATAGGACCTCCTGGCACAGGGAAGACAACTTATTTGAAAGATAGAGTGGAAGAGCTCATCAAGGCGGGCGTATGCACTCCGAAAGAAATCGGCTACTTCAGTTTCACCGTGAGAGCGGCGGAAGAAATACGTGATCGCATTGTTAAGGACTCCAAGCAAAAATGCACGAAGGAGACGGTTAAGATCCTGTATCCCTATTTCTCCACGTTGCACTCCCTGGCGTATCGTCGGTTGCAGCTTCAGCAAGCGCAGATCATGGACGATCATGACTATGAAGAGTTATCACGGATCACGGGCCACGAATATGTCAATAAAATGAAAAAAGGAAACGGTGTTGATATCTCTATGCCAACAGCGAAGAGTGAATACCAGGACATTATTAATCTCTCATACGCTAAATATCCTGATGACAGGGATCGCTTATATAAAGTTTTCAGAGACAATACCTTGAACAATTACGGAGCACGCAAGCTCATCGAACAAATGGATTTAGATTTAAGAAAATTTAAAGAAGACAGGGACAAGTATGAATATGTTGATTATTTTGTTAATTTTTTAAAGAAACAAAACCCTCCTCCCTTGAAATATCTATTCATTGATGAAGCTCAAGATCTCAGCGCCCAGCAATGGCAGGTGGTGGATATGATTCAGCAACGATCTGGAGCAATTGAAACCTACATAGCAGGGGATGATGATCAGGCTATTTTCAGATGGGCTGGCGCAGACATAGAACACTTCATAGCTATGGCTAAGAATTATGACAACACTATCATTCCTCTGACTCAATCATTCCGCATTCCTATAAGCGTACACAGTCTTGCCACAAAACTTGGACAGTCAATATCCCAACGCATCCCAAAACAATATAAACCAAGAGATGAAATGGGGATAAGAAAAGTCTTAAATATCAGACCTTTGAATCAAGGATTGCAGGAAGGTGAGTGGTTGATTTTATGCAGGACTCACGAAGTTGTAAAGCAGGTGTGTGAGGCATTGGAAACATACGGATGGCTTTACAAGCGATACGGTTTTCCAACCATAAGTTTTAAATACATTGAGGCCATCAGGGCGTGGACCGATCTTCAAAACGGCAAGTCCATCTCAGGAGTGGCATGTGATGTCATTTATCATCATATGGACAGCACTCGGATCAAGAGAAATTACGGAGTGTTCAAGGGACAACCTGAAGGGACATACAGCCTGGAAGATCTTATTAAAGAGTATGGCCTGCGGGAAACAATTAAAATATCCAAAGACAAAACCCTCAGTGTGAGGGAAATAGCCTGGTATGACATGCTGAATTCCAAGGGATTGCAGCGTCGTAAAACCTATCTGCGTGCGGTAATGCGCTCGGGCAACAAGCTTGACGCTGTTCCTCGCATTGAAGTGTCAACCATTCACGCATCCAAGGGTGGTGAAAGACAAAAAATTATGCTATTAACCGATCTATCCTATGCCCCTTACAGGTCATATACAGAAAGCCAACAAGGAAGAGATGATGAAGCAAGAGTTTTCTACGTCGGTGCGACAAGAGCCAAGGAAGAATTATATATTGTTCATCGAACCGAAGGACAATATGAATATGAGCCCATCTTTCATTATGCGAGCAGGGTAGCATGATCTCACAGGATATTTTAAAAGAATCAAAAAAATTAATTGGTGGCAACCGCCATAAGGACTATGGCGACAAGCTCACTAATCACACGAACATTGCGGCGTTGTGGTCTATTTTCCTCCGAAAAGAAGTAACCCCCCATGACGTCGCGGTGTGTATGGCCTTGGTGAAAGTAGCACGGCTCATGCACCAACATAAAAAAGACAGCTACGTTGATATGGCGGCCTACGCTGCCATTGCAGGAGAGATTGAAGCACGCTCCGATAAAAAGAATCGATCATTTGAATCAGAAGGAGAGAAAAGAGGACGGATCACAAAAGAATATGTAAAATCATTAAAATGAAACAATCACCGCTAAGAAGTAAGGACAGAGAAATAACAGTTGGAATGCTTCCTAAATTTTTACATGAGGTAAAATTTAAACGTAATCGTTTTTTAGAAAAGCACTATGGTTGGATAAGTCGTAATGACTTAACCGAGATGCTGGAACACGAAAATAAGGAAACTGAATATTATTTTCAAGTAGGGAAAGCGATGCATGAATACTTAAAAAATGTTATTGATAAATTAAGTAGAAGAAGATTAGAGAATCATCCTGTGGATATGGGTAGTTATTTTAAAGAAACTTCCCCCGAAGCAAGAGAAGAGGCAAAAGACAAGGCACACCAAATTTTATCACACGGTATTGTTGGTCAATTAGAAGAAGTATGGGGAACGGAATGTCCTCTTTATTTTGATAAGAACGAAAGAAGAGTTATTGATTTAGTAGGAATTCATAAAAATAAATTAACAATAATTGATTTTAAATCCTCTCAACATATTTTTGTTGAACGTGACAAAAGTAAAGAACAGGTTATTAATTATGCTTGGTTACATAACCTTTACTCAGAAAGAAAAATAGAAAAATGTATTGTAATGATTTGTGATAAAGGTGGATATCGAGAAATAATTGTAAAGGAAGAAGAATTAAATTTTGATTATGAGAATGTACTTAAAAGTCTTTTCCACCAAAAAGAAGATCTTAAAAAAGCCTATGATACTACCCAGTATAAAATATCTAATTTGCTTGAACATAAAAGGAATTCAACAAGATGAAAGAACAGCCCAATTGGTTTCCTAAAGTGCATATGATGCCCAGTGAATGGGTGATGCCTGATCATTTTCCAGATCTCTCAGAGTACACGGAAATAGCCATTGATGTGGAGACACGGGACCCTGGACTGAAAACCACTGGACCTGGCTGGGTAGCTGGTCGAGGAGAAATCGTAGGGATCGCCGTTGCGGTAGACGGCTGGGAAGGATACTTCCCCATAGCTCACGAAACACCGCCCAATATGGATAAAAACATTGTGACTAAGTGGTTGAAAAAACAGTGTTCTTACGATTATATGAATTACGTCTTTCACAATGCCTTCTATGACCTAGGGTGGTTATCCACTTTAGGTATTGACATTCGAGGCAAAATAATCGACACTTTAATCGCCGCACCATTGGTAGATGAAAACAGGTTTAGATTTGATTTAAACTCATTAACAAAGGATTACCTGAAAGAATCGAAATCGGAAACCCAACTCTACGAGGCGGCAAAAATGTGGGGCATCGATCCGAAATCGGAATTGTGGAAGCTTCCCGCCTCACACGTAGGCGCATACGCAGAACAGGACGCAGCTGTAACGCTACGCCTATGGCATCATCTTAAAAAAGAAATCATATCACAGAACTTATTAAATATTTTTGAATTAGAAATAGACCTCTTTCCTGTTCTATTCAAGATGAAACAAGAAGGAGTACGGGTCGATCTTGACAAAGCGGAAAGAATAAAAAATGATTTACTATCTAAAGAGAATAAGATTATGGCTTCAATTAAGAAGCTCACAGGTCAGAATGTGGAGATATGGGCTGCAGCATCAGTTGCTCAGGCTTTTCAAACCCAGAACATCCCTTACGACACCACTCCAACAGGCAAGCCAAAGTTCGATAAAAACTTTCTGGCAAGTCATGAAAGCCCCCTGGCGAAGATGGTCGTGGAGGCGAGGGAGATTAACAAGGCGAGAACAACTTTCATCGAAAGCATCCTCAAGTTTTCACACCGAGGACGAATTCATTCAGAC